GCGGCATACTCTTATTTAGGTGCGGCTAATAGAGCATTCGTAACTAGAGCGGATTTAAATACTTCAGAGTTGACAGCGGCTTCTACAGCCCCTGCGGCAAATCCGGCAAACGGTACATACTGGTTTGATACAGCAAATTCAATATTTGGTATCTTTGAATGGAATGGTGCGTCAGCGACTACTACTGGTGGGCAGTCGTTTACAAACAAAATTCCTACAGTAATTACTGATGCAACTAAAGTAGATAGCGGAGCGCCTAAGACTTCTGTTGGTGGAATTGGCGATTACGCGATTGTATCTACAACAACACTTAACAAGTTGTTTTACAAAAATAAATCAGGAACATGGGTACAAGTAGGTTCAACTGCTTGGATTAGTTCATGGTCAACTGTAACAGGAACACAAAGCAATCCTACAATAACTAACGGTGCTACAATGAGCATTAATGGTTCAGTTGTAACTTCAGGTGGTGTTGCACTATCTGATGTAGTAACAGCAATTGGATCTGCAGGTATTAGCGGAATTACTTCAGCAGTAGTTGATGGTAAATTAGAAATTTACTCAACTGGTGCAGATGTTGTGTTAGCAGATAACAGTTCAACATTGTTATCAGAAATAGGTTTAACAGCAGGTACTTACAAAGCACCTAAGTTAACTATTGCTCCACACACGCAAGTTCCAGGTTACAAGTCAACAGATACAGCACCAAGACCAACTGGTTCAATGTGGATTAAAACTACACAACCAAACAAAGGTGCTAACTGGCAGGTTAAAGTTTGGAATGACACAACTAAATTGTGGGAAACTAAATCTGCTCCAATTTATGCAAACAACCAAGAAGCACTATACGGTTTAGATAAAACTGGTGGTGGACTTAACTTACCAACTGGTGATGTGTTTGTAAAATATAATGTTGATGAAGCAACTGACCCGATTGCAGATTTTAAAATCTACAGAAGAGGATCAACAGGTGCTACAACAATTAAATCAAACATTATTACTACACAATTAACAGCGGGTACTTACGCATTTAATATAGCCGAAACTGCACCAAACTCAAGTGCATTAGGTTCAGATGTAACAGTAAGTGTAACAACAACAGCGGCAACAAGTGATGCTGATTTAGTTGCAGGTGCAATTAACTCTGCAGGCTTTACAAACGTTGTTGCAAGTGTTGATTCAAGTAACAGAATTGTAATTGAACACAATGATGGCGGTGACTTCCATATTACTGACACAGGTGGCGTACTAGGACTAGCAGGCTTTACAGCAACTGGTTCAAATGCTACACAGTTCTTATTAGAAGCACCATCTACTCACTCACATGATTTTATTGCAAGTAACTGGGTTATTTTAACAGTAACTAACTCACCAACTGCACCAACTTCATTGACAACAGACGGTACTTTATGGTACAGTTCAATTATTGACGAAGTAGACATTATGATCCACAATGGTACAACTTGGGTTGGATATCAAGATTCAACAAGTCCGTACTTTGCGGCGGCGGCTGGCGATAAGACAGATCCAGCAGGTCCTATTGTAAGTGCAACTGAGCCTACTAAACAATCAGATGCAACTGATCTTAAAAATGGTGACCTTTGGATTTCAACTGCTGACTTAGAAAACTATCCTAAGATTTATGTGTGGAACGCAACTACTTTAAAATGGATATTAAGAGACAACACGGATCAATCAACAGAGAACGGTGTTTTATTTGCTGATGCAAGATACAATACAAGCGGTGCAACAAGTGGCACAGCAGGAACTATTGTTTCATTGCTAACAAGCAACTACATGGACACAGATGCTCCAGATCCAGCACTATATCCAAAAGGTATGTTGTTATGGAACACAAGAAGAAGTGGATTCAACGTTAAGAAATTTAGAAGAAACTACGTTGATACTACTGCAACAAACTTACGTGGTAGTGATGCAGGCAACAGTATGTCAGCATACTACGAACACAGATGGGTAACTGAAAGTGCAAATCAATCAGATGGCGCAGGTTCATTTGGTAGAAAAGCACAAAGAAAAGTAATTGTACAACAATTACAATCAATGGTAAACAGCAACCAAGAGATTAGAGATGATGAATCAAGAATCTTTAACTTACTTGCTTGTCCAGGTTATCCAGAACTAATTGGTGAGATGAAATCATTAAACAGTGATAGAGGCTTAACAGCATTTATCGTAGGTGACTCTCCATTCAGATTAACATCAGATGCAACAACTTTAAACAATTGGGGTAAAAATGTTAATTTGGCAACAGAAGATAATGATAAAGGACTTGTTACAAGTGATGAATACTTAGGTGTGTTTTATCCAAGTTTATTCACAAGTGATAACGCAGGTAACAATGTAACAGTTCCGGCATCACATGGTATCTTAAGAACCATTGCACTCAGCGATCAAGTATCATTTCCATGGTTTGCTCCAGCAGGAACAAGACGTGGTGGAATAACAAATGCAAGTGCTACAGGTTTCATTGACAGTGAAGGTGAATTTAAGTCAATCGCACTTAACGAAGGACAAAGAGACACACTTTACAGTAACAATGTAAACCCAATTACGTTCTTAACTGGTGCTGGCCTTGTTAACTTTGGTCAAAAGACTAGAGCCGCAAACGCAAGTTCACTAGATAGAATCAACGTAGCAAGACTTGTGATTTACTTAAGATCACAACTTAACAAGTTGGCGAAACCTTATATCTTTGAACCAAACGATAAGATAACACGTGATGAGATCAAAGCACAAGTAGACTCACTAATGTTAGAATTAGTAGGTCAAAGAGCACTGTATGATTTCTTAGTAGTGTGTGATGAAAGTAACAACACACCATCAAGAATAGACAGAAACGAACTATATGTAGACATAGCGATTGAACCAGTGAAGGCAATTGAATTTATATACATTCCATTGAGACTTAAAAACACTGGAGAAATAGCGGGCCTATAATATGATAAATAAAAGTAATAGGAGCAAATAATGGCAATTTCAACACTCTCAAGATTAACAGTGCCTTTAGATAGCAACGCAAGTGCATCTACTCAAGGCTTGTTAATGCCTAAACTGCAATACCGCTTTAGGGTATCGCTAGAAAATTTTGGTGTAAGTGCCCCAACAACGGAACTTACAAAACAAGTAGTAGATGTTACAAGACCAAACGTATCCTTTGAGCAAATAACATTAGATGTTTATAACTCAAAAGTATATTTGGCAGGTAAACATACTTGGGAACCAATCACACTTAACTTGCGTGAAGACGCATCAAACAATGTTCAGAAATCAGTTGGCGAACAATTACAGAAACAGTTCGACTTCTTTGAACAAGCATCTGCTAGATCAGGACAAGATTACAAATTTGTAACTAGAATTGAAATACTAGATGGTGGTAATGGTGCTGAAGGAGCCGCAACAGCGGCCAACGTGCTTGAGACTTTTGAATTGTACGGTTGTTATCTTGAGAGTGCAAACTACAATCAGTTGGCTTACGCAACTTCAGATGCAGTTACAGTAGCACTTACAATCAGATATGATAATGCAATCCAAACTCCACAAGGAACAGGACTAGGAACAGCAGTAGGTAGAGCAATAGGTACTGCGGCTACTGGAGTAAGTTCAGGTTAATATTAATATTATATTAGAGATTAAAGGCGCTACGGCGCCTTTTTTCTTCTTAAAAACACCAGGTTTTTAATTAGATAAATATTAGTATGGCAAATAAATTAACACCATTCTTAAATAATTTAGTTTCAGGAGCATTAAATCCTAAAGGTAATCTTGGAGATTATCAACATGGTGCTAGACTATATGTTGATGATGCGTTCAGACTTGCTCCTAAGGTTAAATTTCTTTACCACGTTACTTTTAATATTAATTCTGAAGCAAGTTCAGTGATTCCGCAACTTGCTGAAAAACACAGAAATGAAATTAATATGTTAGTAAAAAGTGTTGACTTGCCTAAGTATGATATTTCAACAGAAGTAAAACATCAGTACAATAGAAAACGTGTTGTACAAAAAAGAATTGACTATGCTCCGATCAATATAGTATTCCATGATGACAATTATGGTGTAACGACTGCTATGTGGGAAGCATATTATAGATATTATTATAGAGATGGAAACTATGGCACAATAGATGCCGCTGGTAAACCTGATACAAGTAACAAAGGTCCATTTAATAAATTTAATGTTTTCAAAAAAGATTTTAAAGATAGATATGGATTTGACAATGACAGTTCTAAGTCATTCTTTGATAGTATTGTAATCTATCAAATGGCAAGACAAGAATACACTAGTTTCACTTTAGTAAATCCAATGATTAGTAGTTGGTCACATGATACAATGGATCAAGCAGTAAGCGAAGTTGTGCAATCTCAAATGCAATTACAATATGAAACTGTTTGGTATTCAAGAGGACAAGTAGTTGAAGGTGTTGCACCAAAAGGTTTTGCAACGGAGCATTACGATACTGTACCAAGTCCATTATCATTAGCAGGAGGTGGTGCT